CAAGAAAGCAGATACCCGAATGGGTATCTGCTTTCTTGGTGACCCAATTGGGTTAATATCCGAACATTTATTTTCATCAGAAGTTGGCACTTTATATGTTTTCGACGGGATATTGGAAAGATTATAAGCGGTTTTGAAAGTCAGATATCCGGGGGTATCATCGTAGACGGTGACGGAGTTTACCAACAGGGAAATGATAGCTGGTTTCATGTTCTCAAGCGGCACAACCTGTTCCCGGACGGCGGTCAGGAACACCACGACCATTTCCTTTGTCAGTGGAATCACGCCCCGCTCTTCTTCCAGTAGCTGGGCGGATAGCCCTTTGCGCTGTTCTTCCAGTTCTGCTATTCTGGACACCAGCACATCCGGGGCGGCGGAAGCGGATTCGATAGCCCTTGTCAGGTTTGAGACCTTCTTTTCGATGTCCTTTATCTGTTGCCGGATTGCCGGAATGTTCGTATTCTTTTGGATATCTTCCTCAGACTGCTGGGCGGCAACTGTCGCCACATACTCAATGATATCATCTGTCAGCACGGATAGCGCATCCTGCGCAACCACGTCTTCTATCCAGTCCTTTGGGACTGGCTTTTTATCGCAACTGCCCTTGCGCTTTCTGGTGGAACAGGCGTAGTAGTTATAGGTTTTTCCGCCCTTCCCCCTTCCGCATTCACCAATCATCGGAGCCCCGCAGTGTCCACAGAAAATTTTCCCGGACAAAAGATACGGTACCTTTGCTTTCCCACGGGCGGGAGCCTGCCCATTGACTTTCAGGCGGGATTGTACGGCATTCCAGAGTTCGCTAGATACGATCCTAGGAATAGCGTCTTCCGTGCGGATTCCGTCAAAGGTGTAGACGCCTATATATTTTTCGTTTCGGAAAATATTTTTGAAGCTGGACTTATTAAATTTTGCCCCCTTTGCTGTCCGATACCCACGGGCGTTGAAGCTTTCGCAGATGTCAGCCACGGTTTCACCATCTGCATACCGGCGAAAGGCTTCTTCAACCAGCGGGGCGGTAAGTGGGTCTATTTGCAGGCGCTTATTCTCGATTTTGTAGCCTAACGGGGTGGGGCCTCCGGTGTTGTTGCCCTTCCGTGCGGTCTCGTTCATGCCCCGGCGTACCTTCTGGGACAGCTCCAGGGAATAGTATTCTGCCATTCCTTCTAGCAGGGCCTCCAGGATCACACCTTCCGGGTTCTTGGAAATGCCCTCTTTGGCGGATTCTACATTGCACCCGGCTTTCCTGAGGCGCATACGGGCGATAGCAGCGTCTTCCCGATTCCGGGCAAATCTATCCAGCTTGTACACCAAAACCGTTTTCCACTGTGCCCTGAGGCTGTCGGCAAGCATCTGCTGGAATGCTGGCCGCTTATTCATGCTGGCGTGTGCGGAAATCGCCCGGTCAACATAAACAGCGGCGATCCGGTAGTGATGGTGCTTACAGTATGCTATCAGCTCCCGGAGCTGCCCTTCGATGGACTGTTCCGTTTGCCGGTCAGAACTGTAGCGCATATATAGACAACAGACGGTATCACAATCTACGGAAAACACGTCTGGGCTATCTGTCAACTGCTTTTGCTCGGCAGCAGTCAGGGCAGACATATCAAATGGCGGGAATATTGTCATAATGTTTTCCTCTTCTTGGACACAATCCTAATCCTTTCTGTCATCAGATGCACCCGATACTGCTTTCTGCTGCTCCCGCTCAATCTGCGCAATACTCTTTTTCGGGGTTGGCAAATCTTCCGGTGCATAACCGCTAGTTTTGCAGGCTTCCATAGCCTTGAAAATGGCATATTCAAAATTTCGCCAGTCAGCATACTGCAATACATGGCACAGCTCACGGGCAAGTCAGTATTCAGCGCCGCTTTCGTCAATGTGCCTGATGCTTTCAAAAGTTTTCTCACTATATTTTTCTAGTTCATTCATAAAAAGTACCTCAATGAGAACGACAACACAAGTACGAAAATTCCCTTTTATATGTCCGATTTATTGGACTTATATGGTGCTATGATCTGTCATAAGTCGAACATATATTCTATAATAAATTTAATGCGAAGGAGCGACGGCAATGCGAGAGGAAGTTTTGAAGATGGTGAAACAGTTGGATGAGGAAAGCGCAGAAAAGGCACTTAACCTTGCAGTTGCTCTTTTATTAGCGCAGAAAGAATCTCAGAAAGAGAATCCGAAAAGCGTTCCTTGTTCTCCGGTGTAAGCATATCGTACACTTTCATAATAGCCTCGACTTTATCATTTAGAGCCGTGGCTATTTCTTTTTCTTCCGGGGTGCTCTCGGAGAAGTATTCCACCGGGACACCGAAGTAGTCGGCCAATTTTGCAACGTAGATATCGCTTGGCTTGCGTCCGGCCTTCCAGTTGGATACCGTCTGCTTTGGAATTCCTGCTTCAATTCCGGCCCTTGACGGCTTCAAGCCTTTCTCTTTGCAAAGGTTCACGAAATTACTGTAAAAATTCACATAGTCAATCTTCATTTTTTGTACAGTCCTCCAAACATTGACTTTTGAGACTTTTGGTGTTGACATTTGGGACTTATGGGACTATACTAATGCCATGAACACCGATTCTTAGAAAAAAGGTACAGAAAACCACGGGGCAGGAACCCCGATTTCTCGAAAGTTCCGGCTCCGGCGAGTAGCGAATGGATTATTGTTTCGGCAAACTCAGTATACCATGCGCTACTCAGTTTTTCAAGCCTTTTCCGGAAAAAATGTTCAGAGAATTCATTTTAGGAGGAGGGACAAATGCATGACAAAGCTGAAGCTCCCACAGTCTTACGAGGAGCGGGAGAAACTGGCAAAGTACATCCGGGAGACGCTGAACACCTACAATCTCCGGAACAACTGGTTAATTCAGCAGCTGGAGATGGAGGGATTCTTCATCACGGCACAGCAAGCCAGCGACGCACTGGCGGTGCGTATCCAGTTCCCGAAAACGGACGAGTTCCTAGCCAGGGCGGAACGGATTTGCACGAACTACAAGCGGAGTTGCTTCGGTCAAGTGCGATCCGGGAAATAGGCCGCATGGCTAGGGCGTTCATGAAGGAACATCCGGAAGACTACGCAAGAATCTACCGTAATTTGTTTGGTGATCTGAAATTTCAACAACAGGAGGTTACACCATGGCAAGAAGAAAAACGGCAGACGAAGCCATTGAGGCCGAAATTGAACGGCTGAACAAGCTTCCCGCCGTCAAGCTGGCCCAGAAGGAGCAGCGGCTTTTGATGGCCCGGAAAAAGCGGCTTTATGACCTGAGATGGTTAAAAAAGCGGGGCGAGGCGTTGGCGGCGGCGGGCTGGACGCTGGACACCATCGGATTGCTTTATCAGGACGCCCCGGAGGACGTCGGGGAAACGGAGGAATAACAGTGGACGGTTTCAGCATGGACGGGCGGGGGCTGCTGGGCCGGTGTGAATCCGGGGAACTGTATTTCGGCCCCCAAAGCGACACCCCGGAAAAGCGGCGGGCGCTCCTGGAACCGGCTATGCTGTCCTTTGCACGGAGCATCCGCAAAAATCACCCGGAGATTTTGAAACAAATCGCTAAAGAAAGCGAACGGAAAGAGGGAAAACGCAATGCCTGACGAAAGAAAAGTAAACGACTATGACCCGGAGGATATCGGGTTGAAAGGAATCTTTGGGGACAGATGGCACGACGAGACCCAGGACGCCGACAAGGCCCCCGAACCCAAGAAACAATCCGCCAGCACCCAGGCCCCGGAGAAACCGGCGCAGAAGCAGACAGCGGCCCCCGTGGCGGCCCAGTGGGAGCCAGCTAGACCGGCCCCCGGCGTCATGGACAAGCTGATTGACTGTGCAAAGCATACAACCTTATTCGGTGGCCTGAGCTTCCTTTGCTTCTATTGGGAACAGGCTGGATTGATGGCCGAGTCTATCGCCGTTCCCTGTATGTGCGTATGCACCGCCCTTCTGGGCCTAAGCGTTGGAAAACTGCTTGCGGGAGGTGGCCGGTGATGTTATCCGATAACCCGGAAATTGATTTTCTGCGGAAGGACAAGCAAGAAACCGCCTGGATCAAGCGCCGCCCGATTTGCTTACACTGCGGGAACCCAATCCAAGAAGACCGGCTGTGGGCGGTTTACGGGCAGCTGTACCACGAAAAATGCGCCCGGGCAGAGTTTGAAGCAGATACGGAGGATTTCATTTTATGAGCGACTGGACGGGAAACACAAATTCCATCTTTGCGACGCACGGAGCAAGCAACCATTCCAATACAGAGCGGGCAGACCTGGATTATTACGCAACAGATCCCGCCGCCGTCGAAGCGCTTCTTGCCGTTGAAGATTTTACACGTGCCGTATGGGAGCCAGCTTGTGGGGGGGTGTCATATTAGTGCAGTTTTGGCGGATCATGGCTTTTCCGTGAGGTCTACCGACATTGTAGACCGTGGTTCTGTGCTTCAAGACGAAGTGCTGGATTTCCTGAAAACACGTCCCGAAAATCTACGGGATATTATAACGAATCCGCCCTATAAATTCGCCGCTGAATTCGTCAAGCAGGCGTTAGACATATCCTGCGCTTATGTAAAAGTGGCCATGTTTCTAAAGCTGACCTTCCTGGAAAGCGAAAAGCGAAAGCAATTATTTGACCGGTACCCGCCCGAAAGAATCTATGTATTCCGGAATCGTGTGGACTGCTGGAAAAACGGTGTTAAACCGGAAAAGCCGTCCAAGGCGGTTTGCTATGCGTGGTTTGTGTGGGTAAAAGGTTTCGATGGAAGCCCAGAAATCCACTGGATTTAAGGTAGAGAGGTGGCGATTTTATGGCAGTGCTGATAGCCTGTGAGGAATCACAAACGGTTTGCAAGGCTTTTCGGGCCCGGGGCTATGAAGCCTATTCCTGCGACATTCAGGAGCCCAGCGGCGGGCACCCGGAATGGCATATTCTGGGTGATGCCATAGAGGCTTTGAGGGGGGGACAGATAACCACCATGGACGGACAAGCCCATGATGTTGGCCGGTGGGATTTGGTGATAGCCCACCCACCGTGCACCTTCCTAAGCTATGTTTCCGGCAAGCATTTTTCGCTAAAATACACGCCGCCCGAAAAGGTGGTAGCCAGATGGCGGGAGCGTGCTTGTGGTGCAGTGTTCTTTATGCAGTTCTGGCTTGCAAATGCAGTCCGGATAGCCATAGAAAACCCGGTTGGCTTTATGAACACGGCATACAGAAGCGCAGATCAGACAATCCACCCCTATATGTTTGCGAAATCGGTAGACGATAAAGAACAGTATGTAACAAAGGCAACTTGCTTATGGCTAAAGAATTTGCCGAAGCTGAAAACAAACGGCCTGCCTAAGCCGGATAACGGGAAGCTTTTCGGTAAACTGCCAAGCGGGAAAAACCGCACATGGGAGGATACATATAGCCGGAGCGGAAAGGTCAGAAGCAAAACGTTTCCGGGTATTGCCGCCGCAATGGCGGAACAATGGGGGGCGCTGCTAGACAATGGTTGAAAAAGTGATCCTTGCCAACCGTGAGGAATGGCTAAAGCACCGATTGCAGGGGATCGGCGGAAGCGAGATCAGCGCCGTGGTGGGTCTGAATCCCTATATGTCAAACGTGGATTTGTGGGAACGGAAGACCGGCCTTGTGGAGCCGGAGGACATAAGCGAAAAGCCGTATGTCAAATACGGCACCCAGGCGGAACCGCTTTTACGGGAACTTTTCAAGCTGGATTTCCCACAATACGAGGTTTTCTACGAAGAAAACAACAGTTTTCGAAACTCCCGGTATCCGTGGGCTTTGGCGTCCCTGGACGGATGGCTGCGGGACGAAAAGGGCCGTGTTGGCGTGTGGGAATGCAAGACAACCAATATCCTGCAATCCATGCAGAAGGAGAAATGGAACCACCAGATTCCCATGAATTATTTTTGCCAAGTCCTGTTCTACATGGCCGTCATTGAGGCAGATTTCGCAATCCTGAAAGCCCAGTTAAAGACGGAATTTGAAGGGGTTCCGTATCTGCAAACCCGTCACTATTACATTGACCGGGCCGACGTGCAAGCCGATATATATTACCTGATGGAAAAGGGCGCTACATTCTGGGAATGTGTTGAAAATGGTAAAAGGCCGGCGCTTTTGTTGCCGGAAATTTAAGGAGGTAAACGGTAAAAATGGAACTGATTGTAACAGAATTGCAGCTTCCGGGAAAGATTTCATTTAATTACGAAGCTTTGAAAAAGGAGCTGACAGAGAAGGTCGAGGAGTACGCTTCCACGGTCTACACGGACGCCCAGATTCGGGAAGCAAAAGCAGACCGGGCGAACCTAAACCGCCTGAATAAGGCCCTGAATGACGAACGAATTCGGCAGGAACGGGAGTATATGAAGCCGTTCGACGAATTTAAGGCCCAGGTTCGGGAGCTCTGCGGGATCGTGGACAGCGCTTCCACGGCCATTGACGCCCAGGTCAAGGCGTTTGAGGACGCCCAGAAGCAGAAAAAGGCGGAAGAGATCAAGGCCTATTGGGACTCCAAGGACGCCCCCGGCTGGATGCGTCGGGAGAATGCAAAATGGCTAAACGCTTCCACGCCCATGAAAGCCATTGCAGCGGAAATTGACGGGATTCTGTTTCGTACCCAACAGGACTTGGACACCCTGGATAGGCTGGGCGTATGCTTCGAGGCCGTCCAGAAGTACCAGACCACCCTTGACCTGAATGCCGCTCTTGCGGAAGACTCCCGGATCAAGGCCCAGGCGGAAGAAAAGCGGAAATGGGAGGAAGACCACGCACAAGCCCAGATTCCCATGGATGCCCACTGTAAAGCCACTGAAAGCCCTGCGCCGGAAGTTTCTCCGGAACGTGAAAATATCCGTCCGACAGAAGAAACCGGCCTTGTGCGGTCATGGGTGGGCTTCCAGGCGTATCTTACAATTCCGGAGGCCCTGGAACTGAAAAAATACTTCCGGGAAAGGGGGATCAAGTTTGAAGCGCTGTAAAAATTCCTAGGGAACCCCACAAAAACGAAAGGAGCATTGAAAAATGGCATTAAACAACAATCTAGCCAAGAAACCCCCGGTCAACAAAGACTTGCAGTCTACCACCTTCCAGGTGAACGGTATGGCGGTGACTCTGACCCCGGCGATTGTCCGGAACTATCTTGTTTCCGGCGACAAGGAAAAAGTTTCCATGCAGGAAGTTTCCATGTTTATCAACCTCTGCAAATTCAGCGGCTTAAACCCCTGGTTAAAGGAAGCTTACTGCATCAAGTACGGGAATGAACCCGCTACCATGGTGATCGGCAAGGAAGCATTCCTAAAGCGGGCCAACCGCAACCCCGTCTATGACGGCAGTGATTCCGGAATTATCGTTTCCGACACCGAGACCGGAGAAGTTTCCTACCGTGTCGGCACCTTCTACGCCCCGACAGAACAGGTTATTGGCGGCTGGGCGGAAGTCTACCGGAAAGACCGGGCCCATAGTACCCGGGTAGAAGTCGGCTTTGAGGAATACGCCGCAAAGAAGAAAGACGGCACCCTGAACAGCCAGTGGAGCAAGAAGCCCGCTACCATGATCCGTAAGGTTGCCCAGGTGCAAGCGCTGCGGGAGTCCTTCCCTGAGGACTTGGGCGGCCTCTACACGGCAGAAGAACAGGGGTATGAGGAAACACCACCAGCTGTGGGTGAAATTCCGTTAGAGCCTGCCCAGGAGCCCGAGATGAAGCCTGAGGCACCAACCCCAGACGTCAAAGCCGCCCTTTTCGGCGACGAATAACCACATGACGGCACGAAAGGGGGTGTAAGCATGGCACAGCAAATGGTCAACGGCAGCTATTACCACCAGGATATCACCGTGACAAACCGCATGGCTGTCCGATACGCAGTTGTTGGGGAGCCCTTCCACGGGGCCCACCTGAAACCTCAGGACAAGGGCGCACTGCGGCGGCGCAAGACCAACAACGCCCTTAAAGCGTCGACTATCGTCAATGGGCACCTGGTGAAAAAGGCAAAGAAGCGGGATAACCGCTAGAATCAGAAAAAAGGAGTAAAAACCAATGGAAAATATCAATTTGCAGAAAATGGTGGGCGGCGCACTGCAAGAGCAGTTCGAAAAATCGTTTGCCAAGGTGGTGGAGAACCTTTCCGACCCCAATACCCCCTTCAAGGAGGCCCGGAAAATCACTATTGAGCTGAAATTTACCCAGAACGAGATGAGGGACGATGTGTCCTGTGCTATCAAGGTGGTTGAAAAGCTTTCGGCGCAATTGCCCATGCAGACCGCCTTTATGATCGGCAAAAACCTGAAAACGGGCGAGATGTACGCCACGGAATACGGACGCAATAACCGCTTGCCCGGTCAGATGCAGCTTGATGAAGAGCCGGAAATCAAGTGTGACCCGGAAACCGGCGAGGTCATCGAGCCGATGCCGTCAACTGTTATCGATATGCGCAAGGCCAAACAGGCCTAAACAAGAAAGGATGGTAAACCATGATTGAAAAAGCCTTAAAGTACATTGTCGGCCTTTCGGCCCCCATTGTCCAGACCATTAACGGGGAGGTCTATTCTGACAAGCCCCTAGGGCGGGTGGATTTCAGCCCCTTAGCGGAACCCATTCAGCTTTCCACGCTGCAAAGCCTGGTGGATTATATCAAGTCCCATATGGACAACATCGGGCCGGAAAACGAACAGAACGTGTTTATCCACGTCGTAAGCCCGACAAAAGTCCGGATGTATTCCGAGCTGAACCGGAACCGGAAGCGGGAGTATATCGCAGATGTTACGGCTGATGTGCCGGAGTTCAGCTTCAACCGCTGGATTGACCATGAAACTTTCTGTATTGCCCTCCAGTCCAAGTTTCTTCCCTCCGATGGCGGCGAACAGGATGACCGGGCGCTGCTGCTGAAATTCGCCGGAACCGTGGAAAGCGGCACGATTGCGGAATACGGGGACGATGGCGTGTCCCAGAAAGCGACCATTAAGACGGGAATCGCTAAGAAGGGGGATGCTGTCATTCCGAACCCCGTTTGTCTTAAAGCCTATCGAACCTTCATCGAGGTGGAGCAGCCGGAAACCCAGTACATTTTCCGGATGCAGGACAAAGGCGGCATTCAGTGCGCCCTCTTCGAGGCGGACGGCGGCGCTTGGGGAATCCTTACCATGGAGAGGATCAAGCGCTATCTGGAAAACGCCCTCAGCGGCGTAGCGGGGTATATTGTCATTTCCTGATTTCTGGCCCTTGGCGGGTGGAGGTTAACCCGCCAACCCACACACAAAAGGAGGGAAACCAACAATGACGGTCAAATTTACCATACCCGGGGCTCCACAAGGCAAGGAACGCCACAGAACCGCCCAGAACAGGGTTACATACACCCCCAAGAAGACACGGGACTACTATGAAAAGCTTGTCGCCTGGGCGTACCAGTGCGAAGCCCACGGGGCGAAGTTCACCGGCCCCGTATATGTGGACATTATCGCAATTTACCCCGTTCCGCACTCCTGGAGCCGGATTAAGCAGGGGCGGGCGCTTAATGGGGAGATTATCCCCACTGTAAAGCCGGATTGGGACAATATCGGGAAAATCGTGTGTGACGCCCTGAACGGGATTGCTTACAAGGACGATTCCGCCGTAGCAGAAGCCCACGTTGTCAAGCGCTACGGGGCCCGTCCGTGCGTAATTGTCCGCCTGACTGAAATGGGGGTGCCCGTCAATGACGCAGAATGAACGTATCTTGCGGCATATGCGGGACTACGGCAGCATTACCCAGGCCGACGCCCTGACAGACTATGGGTGCTACAGGCTGGGCGCAAGAATCTATGACCTGAGAAAAGCCGGGTATCCGATAGCGAAAGAAACCGTTACGGGGAAAAACCGTTACGGGGAGTCCACCAGCTACGCCCGGTACTATATCGCCGAAGAGGACACACCCAATGGATGAAATCAAGTGGATCAAGATTACAACGGATATTTTCGATGATGAAAAAATCTTGTTGATTGAGAGCTTGCCGGAGGCTGATTCCATCATCGTTATCTGGTTCAAACTGCTTTGCCTTGCCGGAAAAATGAATAACAGCGGCGTTTTCGTGATGAACAACAAGATTGCATACACCGACAAGATGCTTGCAACCATTTTCCGGCGCAAGGAAGCCACTGTGCAGCTTGCTTTGAAAACCTTCGAGAATTTCGGCATGGTGGAGCTTATCGACGGCATTATCACTATCCCTAATTGGGGAAAACACCAGAAATTGGAACAATTGGAGGAAAGAAAGCGCTATCAGCGGGAATATCAGCGGGAATACCGGAACAAACAAAAGCTTTTAGCCGGATTAAAAGACGGCGAAAAGCCGGAGCCCGACGAAGGGGCCAATGAACCCGGGGATGGAGAACCGGAACCCGATGACAAAAAAGATGACGGTAAATGTTTACATAAACATTTACATGAACCCAACGTTAACACCCTAGAAAGAGAAGAAGAAAGAGAATTAGAAAGAGATATAAAAGAAAGTAAAAAAGAAAAGGTCAGAGAATCTTCCCACACCCTGTTTATGCGCCTTTCTGGTGATTATATCTTCTCCGACGCCCTGAAAGCCAGAATTGGGGAATGGATTACTTACAAGACCGAGCGAAAGGAATCCTACAAAGAGCAGGGTATGAAATCCCTTTTGAAGCAGATCGAAAACAACGCTATGAAATACGGGGATGCGGCGGTATGCGAACTGATTGAAGAATGCATGGCTTCCAGCTGGAAGGGGATCATCTTTGACCGGCTGAAAAATAAGCCGGTCAGGTCAGTAACTAACCGCATTGCAAACCGTGTTTCGGACGTGGATAACTGGTAGGAGGCGAAAAACAGTGGAAAGAGACGAATTCAAAGTGCTGGTTAAGGGTATGAAAGCCGTATATTCCCAAGAAACTTTTATCCAGGATCAGGACGCTTTCAACATGTGGTTTGTCCTGTTGCAGGATATCCCCTATGAGGTTTGCCGGGTGGCCGTGCAAAAACACATGATGCTTAACAAGTTCCCGCCCACGGTGGCCGAAATCCGGGAATTGGCGGCTACCGCCGTCAACGGTAGGGCCATGGCATGGGGGGAATCATGGGAAAAGGCCAGAACCGCTATTCGCCGTTACGGGTCATACAACCAGACGGAGGCCCTGAACAGTCTTGACCCCGTGACACGGAAGTGTGTGGAAAGCATGGGGTACAAAAATCTATGCTTCTCTGAAAACGAAATGGCCGATAGGGCGCACTATCAGCGGCTTTTTGAGGTGTTTTCCAAGCGGGAACAGGAAGACCGGCAGCTTTCGGCCCCGCTGCTGGAAGCAATCCATCAATTCCAGCTGAAAGGCATGGACGGGGAGCCCTTGAAAATCGGGGAAGGGGGTGGCGAATAATGGCCAAGAACTGCGGAAACTGCGGCGTTGACACGGTTAACGACTACGAAACGTGCATCTACTGCATTGACACAAAAAGCGGCACCCCGTCTAGATGGACGGAAGGTGAAAACTATGTCCCCGATTCTATCAGCCTCCGGGCCGTTCAGTGCATCGAAAGACGAGCAAAGCAGAACGGCGTGAAGGTGGGTAAAGAACTGGACAAGATCGAAGTTGGCCGGGAACTGTATTACAGGTGGAAAAAGGACAACAACACAATTTCCGGCTACTATCTGCGGCTTATGGCCTTGAACGGCTATGACACATATTACATCTTGACTGGATTGCGGGGGAAATCAGATGGCAAGGAATGATTATCTATCCAGGCAGAAAGCACGGGAACAGGAAGTGTTTGACGCTGGAATGCGGATTGGACGACAACAGATGTGTGATTATTTTTCCCTTGCACTCCGTGACCCGGATGTAATGGGGAAGGACACGTTTTCCGGAAAGCGCATTTTGAAGGTGCTGAACAAAGTCCATGACCTTATATGTAAGTTTTCCACGGCTTTTGAAAAGTGTGACGAAGCGGACTATTACCAGACAATGCTTGATAAGCTGCTGAAGGAAGCTTACGGAGACGAAATCAAAGATGGTTTTTACGGATTTTCAGAACGGTATGAGATCGTCAAAAAGTTTAACTACCGTACAGCGAAATGGGAGTGATAAACGGTGAGAAAACAAATTCAGCTGATAACGCTATTATTCGAAGACTTGGATGAAAACCTTACTCTTTTCAGGGCAAACGGTGGACATTCCATTGGAAATTGCAATTGGATGGATAAAAACCACGGGAAAACCGCTATCAAACGGAAAATTACCATACTGCGGCAGGAGCTGCTTAACCTGGAAGGAATGGTAGATAATGAATGAAGTCAAGCTGAAAAAGTGCCCGTTTTGCGGTGGTAGTGCGGGATTCCTAGTGACAAGAGTTTACAGTCAGGCCATAAAGCACAGTTGGGAATTTACAGTCCATTGTACCGATTGCGGCGTGAGATTGCCAAAAGAGGACTTCCGTTTGCAGGTTGGTTTGAACGACAACGGGGGGATTGTGCTTGCCCCAGACGAACGCCAAAAGGCCGCCGATATGTGGAACCGGAGGACTGGAAAATGAAAGGAATTTTCCATTTGAGCCTGAGCATTCGGGGCGGCCTTGCGAACGCTGAGGCCCTTTGTGGGTGCATCACCGTTGACGGGAAAATGTTGAACACTGTCCCGGAAGTGAAGAACTTCTTGCGGGAGCAGCTGGACATGGGGCGGGAGTTCCTTCCGTGCGGTGACTGCGACAATTTCGACTACAAAACCGGTTGTAAAGGCCACTTTGTGGAGGAATGACGATGGAATGTAGGAACTGCAAAAATCTTAAAAACTGCAAAAGGCAGTGCATGAAATTGCCGAAAGGTATGACGTGTGGGGATTGCGCTAATTTCAGATGGTGCGGCGTTGCGTATGGGGTTAAGCCTGAATATACTTCCTGCGATTTTGAGCCAATCAGGTTCAAAGCCAAAGTAAAGGGGAGTGTTGAAAATGGCTAAAGCGGTTTTAATTAGCATTCGCCCAGAGTGGGTGAAAAAGATTCTCAGCGGGGGAAAGACGCTGGAAGTCAGAAAGACCCGTCCAAAGCTGGAAACGCCGTTCAAGGTTTACATCTATTGCACAAATCCAAAGAATATTATGCTTTGGAATGCAAGGAGCTACATTTACGCAGACGATCACAGCCACAATGCTTTTGATAGATGCTGGAATGGTAGTGTTGTTGGAGAGTTTATTTGCAACAATATCACGGAAGACGTGAAGGGCGAAAACTGCGATATCCTCTGAGGAAAGGGATGTATGAGCCTTGGACAGATTAACGCATACGGCGGGAATAAGAAACTGTACGGCTGGCACATTTCCAATCTGAAAGTTTACAATATACCGAAACTGCTCAACGATTTCAAGCCGTGGTACAGGAAATGCAAATACAGCGACTTGGGGCTTGCAATTCCGGTGTGCAATACTTGCCGTAGTTGCCATGTGCATAGGCCTCCCCAGAGCTGGTGCTATGTGGAGGAACTGATAAATGGGCAAAGCTAGATTACTTGGGCAGTATCGCAAATTCACCCCGAACCGGTACGCCGACATTCGCCGCCGCCCTACCGCCGTACTAAACCGGCTTGACCGGATGGCACGGCAAAAGGAAGAGCTTGAAGCCGTAAAAATGCAAAAGGATGTTGAAAAAAGGAAGGAGAATTAAAGACCATGAGAATTTATGTGTGCAGGCATAAACACCAGTTTTGTTTTCTGCCCACAATCGGAATCCTGTATCGGTTGAGTGGAAAATACAGTGTCAGGATTGCCGTCATGTGGCTTTTCTGGGGCGTAAGTGTTGGGATTGCTAAGAATCCGCATTACGAAGAAGACTTTGTGTGGAGGGCGTTTCAGGGAAAGGAGGAAAAGGAAAATGAAGCAGAGTGACCGGCTATTTTTGGCGATTGAAGAGGCGCTTTTTTCGTTCCGGGAACGCAACGGACATGATCCATTTGCTATCCTGTTGGAACGTGGGGCGTATGATATCGTCACAGAGGCCCGAAAGGAAGTTATCATTCCCAAAGGGAAGAACGACAACGGGAAAGAAAAGTTGTTCGGAATCCTGGTGAAACGGGTTGCTAGCCCAGGGTTTGGGTTCTATCTGTCCGAAAGATACGGCGCTATCGGGGTAGGGAGGGCAACAAATGAGACCGATTGACGCCGACAAGCTGCTAAGGGATTTGCGGGGTATCTGTGATGTGCTGGAATGCCAAGGCGACCCGTTTTTAGCGGCTATTGTCCTACGCTGTATCCGGTGCGTAGAGAACCAGCCCACGGTGGAAGCAGTACCAAAACCCGAAAACGAGTAGGTGAATACATGAACAGCGCAAAGGTATTTTTCAAGAGCCTGAAAGGCATTGACAAGCGGATTATCCGCAAGGAAGAACAGCTACGGCAGCTGCGGGAAGCCGCTACCAGCACTACGCCGGTCATGCCGGACGCCAATATTAAGCCGTCCGGCACGTCCCGCCCCGTGGAGGATAACGGGAGCAAAATAGTTGACCTGGAAGCCGACATAAAGGCAGACCGGGACAGGCTATGTGATGTGCGAATGAAAGCAAACCGTATTATCCGGAGTATCCCGGACAAGGCCCAAGGGGATTGTTTGGAATGCGTCTATATCATGGGCAAGACCCTAGATGAAACGGCCACAGAATTAGGGTATTCCCATTCTGGAATCCGGAAATTGCACGGTTACGCCCTGGTTTCTGCCAATAAAATTTTGGACAATGACAAAAACAGTGACCCAAAGTGACCTAAAGTGCCTTGAAGTGACCCAGCCATTTATGATAACGTTATAATAGCAAAAGCATAAGACGGGTTCCTTCCTGAACCCACTCCGGGTTTTACCTCCTTCCCGGGGTGGGTTTTTGTTTTGCATATTCCGAAAGAAAGGTGATGAATTGTGAGCCAGTTAACAGCGAAACAGCAGCGGTTTTGTGACGAATATTTGATTGATATGAATATCACTCAGGCCGCAATTCGGGCCGGGTACTCCAAAAAGACGGCGTATGCTATCGGACAGGAGAACTTGAAGAAACCTATGGTTAAGGAGTACATAGAAAAGCGGATGGCCGAAAAGGAGGCCGCTCTGATTGCGGATCAGACGGAGGTTATGCAGTATTTAACGTCGGTCATGCGGGGCGGCAGCTCTTCCAGCGTCCTAGCACGGAACGAAGCCGGGGCCGACCGGGTGATAGAAAAGCCTCCCGACGAAAAGGAACGGTTAAAGGCGGCTGAACTGCTGGGCCGTGCCCACATGATGTTTACCGACAAGGTGCAGCAAGATGTGGATATGAACTTGAATATAACGGTTGACTACGGTGATGACGCCTGACAGGAATAAACAGCATGGATATTAAGATTCAGGCAAACCCAGGGTTTCGGGTGGTTAACCAGAGCCGGAAGCGCTACATTGTAGAAAAAGGTTCGGCGGGCTCTGGAAAGAGCGTGGACGCCGCCCAGGAATACATATTGCGCATGATGCGGGACAAGGGCCGAAACCTTGTGGCTATGCGTAAATCTGACATTACCAACCGGGACAGCACCTTTGCAGAGCTTACGGGAGCCATATACCGGATGTTTGGGGACAAGGCGGGTCTATACTGGGCTATCAATATGTCCCCGCTGAAACTGACCTGTAGGGCCAACGGGAACCAGATCATTTTCAGGGGCATGAACGATGACAAGCAGCGGGAAAAGCTAAAGTCCATCACCTTCCAGCGTGGCAAGCTAACGGATGTTTGGTTGGAAGAGGCCACGGAGTTTACACAGGCGGATTTCGAAATCATTGATGACCGCTTACGGGGCGAGTTACCACCCGGCCAGTTCTACCAGATTCGTATGACCTTCAACCCGGTGAATAAAAACCACTGGATCAAGAAAGTCTTTTTTGATATTCCGGACGAAAACGTCCTAACTCACCATTCTACCTACCTGGAAAACCGCTTTATTGATGCCGCCTACAGGGCCCGCATGGAGCGTAGAAAGCTAGTTGACCCGGAAGGGTACCAGATATACGGTCTGGGCGAATGGGGCGAAATCGGCGGCCTAATCCTTCACAATTGGGAGCCGAAAGAGGTTTCCCAAAATCTGAATGACTACGATGATGTAGCTATAGGCCAGGACTTTGGCTTTAACCACGCAAACGCTATTCTGCTGCTAGGCATTAAGGACGATGACATTTACATTTTGCGGGAAATCTATGTGTTCGAAAAGGACACGGCGGAAATCATCCAGCTTGCGAAAGATGCCGATATTCCCGTAAAGAAGCAAATGTGGTGTGATTCGGCAGAGCCGGACAGAATCAAGATGTGGCAGAAAGCCGGGTTCCGGGCCCTGGGCGTAGACAAGGGCGGTTCTTCCGGTTCCGTCAAAGCCCAGATTGACTACCTAAAGCAGCGCCGGATATTTGTTCACCCCCATTGCGTGAATACCATCAAGGAATTACAGCAATGGAAATGGAAAAAAGACGAAAAATCAGGCGAATACCTAGACGAACCCGTTCCGTTCCAGGATGACGCTATGGCCGCCTTGCGGTACGGCGTGGAAGGTTGGCGGAAGGTTAAGCGGTGGCTGGTTTAATCAACAACGAAAAGAAGGAAGTGCCCACGATGACATTGAAAGAAATCCTCCCACTGTTTGGCGGCGGCCTGGTGGGATTGCTTACGCTGATTCAGATTTCACCTATCAAGGTAGACCCGTGGTCTATGATCCTGGAATGGTTGTGGCGTCCAATGCTTTCCAAAATGGAAACACTTGAAAAGGACATGAAGGGCGTAAAGACTGAGCTAAACACAATCCGGGACGAAAACCGGGAGATTCACGCCAAGGATTGCCGGGTTCGGATTTTGCGCTTTTCTGATGAAGTCTACCTAGGCCAGCCGCACAGCCAGGAGCATTTCAAGCAGATTTTGGGGGATATCACCTACTACGAAAAATACTGCGACGCACACCCGGAATTCGAAAATCAAATTGCGGTTGCCGCAATCCAGCAAATCAAGGACACATACAACGATAGCCTTAAAAAGCATGACTTTTTGTCTTGAATGGTGGTGATTAGATGCTATCCATAACGGAAATTCAGAAATTTATTGACGATGACGGCCAGAGCAAGCGGAAGCGCCACGCAAAGACCGGCCTGAGGTATTACGAGGGAGACCACGATATTAAGAAATATCGGATATTCTTCATCGACGAAAACGGCAAGGTTCAGGAAGACAAGACGAAAAGCAATATTAAGATTCCACACCCGTTTTTCCAGCTGCTTGTCAACCAACAGGCCCAGTACATGCTTTCCGGCAAGGATGGCTTTGTAAAGTCCGATATTCCGGAACTGCAAACCGAGCTTGACGCCTACTTCAACGAAAACGAAAGTTTTCTTGCAGAGTTGAACGGCCTGATTTCCGGCGCTGTCGCCAAGGGCTGGGAGTATATGTACGCCTACAAGGACGAAAAATTCCGGACGGCGTTCAAGGTGGCCGACAGTATCGGCGTCGTGGAAGTAAGCAAGCGGGAATCCGGGGACGGCAACGCCTATATTATCCGCTGGTATATCGATCAGATAACCAAAAATGACACCACCGTCAAGCGGATTGAGGTTTGGAGTAAAAAGGAAACCTGGTACTACCGGCAGGAAGGAAGCGGCGGCATTGTCCCGGACGATTCCGTTTCCCCGAACCCCCGCCCCCATATCCTTTACCAGGAGGACGGGGACGATAGCACATACTGCGACAATTACGGCTTGCTTCCGTTTTTCCGACTGGACAACGGCAAGAAGCGGTTTAGCGGCTTGAAGGTCATTAAGCCGCTGATTGATGACTATGACCTGATGAACGCCGGACTATCCAACAACATTCAGGACACGAACGAGGCGCTTTACGTCGTGAAGGGCTTCGAGGGTGACAACCTGGACGAGCTGCATTTCAATGTCCGGACAAAGAAGCTAATCGGTGTACCCGAGGGCGGCGGCGTGGAAATCCAGACCGTGAATATTCCCGTGGATGCCCGAAAGACGAAAATGCAGGAGGACGAAAAGAACATTTTCCGTTTCGGCCAGGGTGTGAACACAGAGGCCCTAAAGGACACCAGCGCCACAACGTCCATCGCTATCAAGTCCGCTTACGCAAACCTTGACCTGAAATGTGACGGCCTGTTGCCGTTCCTTCTCAAATTCATGCGCAAGCTGCTGAAATTGGTGTTGAAGGAGATCAACGACACGAAGGAAACGTCCTACGAGCAGAAGGACGTTTATTTCAACTTCACCCGGCAGATCATCACGAATGCTAGTGAAAACGCCCAGATTGACCTAACAAAGGCCCAGGAACAGCAAGTAAAGGTTACCACTATCCTGAATATTGCGTCCATTATCGGGCAGGAATTGGCCGTGCAGCTGATTTGTGAGGCCCTAGACCTGGACTATGACGATATCAAGGACAAACTGCCAAAGCTGGAAGAAGACCCGGCAGCGGCGGCCCAAAGCCTCCTAGACGGTATAGTTTAAGGGTGATGCAAATTGAACAAGTGGGAAATCGAAGTGCAAAAATCCCTCCTGCAAAGTGAGGCGGCGGCTATTAAGGCCTTGGAAGCCCAGTACAAGCAGGCGTTGACCGAGGTCAAGCGGAAAGTACAGGACTTTCAGGCGGAAATAGATATGCTGGATGCGGCGGCGAGTCAGGACGGCATAGACGATGCTACCCGGGCGCTGCTGCTGTCACAGAAGCGGTCTAAAATCTACCAGAAGCAATACCAGACGGCCCTACAAGGCCAGATTTCGGCTATCCTGGATAAGATGCACGGGGACAATTACAGCACCATACAGGCCTATCTAAAGGGCTCCTACGAAAGCGGCTATGTGGGCACCATGTACGACATGGCTAAGCAGGGGGTGCCGGTCATCGTCCCGATAGATCAGGCGGCAGCTGTCCGGGCTATCCTGACAGACAGCAAGGTCAGCAAGGGCCTGTATAATCGCCTGGGCGTGGAAGTATCCGGCCTGAAACGGAGCATTACCCAGGAGATCAGCCGGGGTATTTCCGTTGGTATGTCGTATGCGGATATCGCCCGGAACATTGCCAACGTCTCCCGGGCCCCGTTATCCCGGACAATGACCATCACCAGGACGGAAGGGCACAGAATCCAGCAAGCTTCCACCGTGGACGCCCAGCAAGCCGCAAAGGCCAAGGGTGCCGACGTGGTGAAGCAGTGGGACGCAACGCTTGACGGCAACACCCGGGATTCTCATAGGGCCGTTGATGGCGAAACCCGGGAGCTTGACGAAAAGTTTTCCAACGGCCTGATGTACCCCGGAGACCCTTCCGGGCCTGCCTCCGAGGTCATCAATTGCCGGTGCACGTCGAACACCCGGGCCCGCTGGGCACTGGACGAAGACGAGCTAAACACCCTGAAGGAGCGGGCGGAATTCTTTGGGCTGGACAAGACGGAAAACTTCGAGAATTTCAAGGCAAAATATCTTGACGTATCAGGACTAATTGCAAAAGCGGAAGCATACCAGCCAGCAAGGAACAGGAATGGTGACACAATCATTTTCGACGATAAGTTGAACGATGAAAAATGGAGTGAATCCGTTAAAATCATTAAACAGCTTTCGGGTGAGTATGATACTAGGATTTACAAAGTAACAGTCGGCGCAGACAGAGGCGGCGGATCTGTTGACATGGGCGGCCTTATGCGGCTATCGTCTAACGCCGTTGACGTAGCATACCATGAATTTGCACATTCTATGGCAATGGAGGCCCTGACAAAGTACAAAGTTGTAGATAATTCTGCATTTTGGAAAGAAATAAAGGTAGTAAGGCGGGCGTATTTGAAAGATGTCGGGGACAACACCGCCCGTTGGATAAGTACTTATGAACATGGCTCCCGTTCTGTAGATGAATTCTTTGCAGAAGCATTTGCACAAGCTAAAATGTCACAGCTAGGGCTTTCACTCCCCGAAAAATACGGAGACGATTTAACCTATTCCAACAAAGTCCTTGAAATCGTTGATAAATATTTCAAGAAACCCATTGAATATTCTGGAAACGGTGGTAAAATAAGAGTCGGGCTTCAGTTCTTCGCTAAAGTGCCCGAGGAAAAATTTACAGCTTATGCTTTGAACCCGCAAAAGGCACCTAATAAAGCAAAGGCTTTCAAGAATGCTTTGGGCTATGACACAAGCAATTTCAAAGATTTGATTCAGAACATCAATGACCATATTGATGAAAGCAAGTTTGTTGAAAAAGACGATATTGGTTATGGAATGCGCTATGAATATGTGGTTGAACTTGAAGGGCCGAACGGTAAAAAGGCAAATGTTTTGACCGCCTGGATTCAGGACGGCAAGGAAAAGCGTTTGACAAGTGCCTATGTAACCCAAAAGAAGGTGACAAAATGAAAATCAAACAGTATGACAGGGTTCTTCTTAAAGATGGATGTTATGCGTATATCGTGGAGATTTTCGGAGACGGTAAAGACCTTCTTGCCGATGTAGACCGGAAAGATGGAACCGAAACAGAGTGGTTAAAACCTGGAGACATTGAAAGAATAGTTGATTAAAGCACCATGCAATTTGCACGGTGCTTTTTTCGTGCCCAAAATGCACGGCGTGTGTTTTTGTGCGTTTGCCGTGTGTTCACAAGTTACACGCAAGTCATATGTATGGTGTAAGTTAGTTGCAAGTTAGTTGCAAGTTAATACCGTAAAAAGGCAACTGTTCGGAATTCCCGGACGGTTGCTTTTATATTTTCAACAACCGAAAGGAGCAAACAAAAATGATCGACTTAACCCCTATCTTTGATGTCCTCATTCGCCTGGTGGCGCTTCTGTGCACCACGTTCCTGATTCCCTATATCAGGGTCAAGCTGGGCACCGAGAAGCTGGCCCAGGTGAAGAAGTGGGCGGCTATCGGCGTAAAGGCCGCCGAAATGATTTACACGGATTCCGGCATGGGCGACGTGAAGAAGCAGTACGTCCGAAAGTTCCTGGAATCCAAGGGTTACCAGTTGGATATGGACACCATCGACGCACTGATTGAAGCAACCGTCCGAGACATGAAAAATGAAGTCTTTGAGATTTCGGCGGTGCCCAGTCTGCCCGAGGATGAAGACGAAGAGCCCGAAGAGTAACACCCATATAGCGCCGGTTACGGCTTGCCCGCTGAAAGCTGACAATTTCATAGCGATTAAAGCCGGGGTATGCCGGCTTTTTTCATGCCCTGAACATGGCGCTTAAACTGTTCGACATTCTGTCTTTGCGCCGGACGCTTAAACGGGCGCTTGCTTGTGGATGGCACCACGCTTAAAAACGGTAGCAAGAAAGGAACGTAAACCATGGAATTTCTGAAAGAGATTTTGGGTGAATCCCTGTATACACAGCTGGAGCAGGCACTTAACGCCTACAACGGAAACGAGGCCAACAAGGACAAGCAGGTCAAGCTTGCAAACCTTAGCAGCGGCGAATACGTCGGCAAGGGCAAGTATGACGGCCTCCAGGCCCAGCTTGAAAGCAAGGACGCCGAACTGACAGCGGCAAACGATCTGATTACCGAGCTCAAAAAGGGCACCAAGGGTGATGACGGGCTTCAAACGAAGATCACCGAGTATCAGACCCTTACGGCCACGCTCCAGAAAGAGCTTGAAAAGACCAAGGTTGAAAATGCTATCCAGCTGGCACTCCGGGATGCAAAGGCGCTTGATCCTGATTATCTGGCCTACAAGCTCCACGAGCAGTACAAGCCCGAAGAATTGACGCTTGACGAAAGCGGCAAGATCAAGGGCATTGAGGACAAGCTTTCCGGCCTGAAAACCCAGTTCCCGGCCCAGTTCGAGAAGGCCGGTAGTAAGAAAGTCGTTGTCAACGAGCTGAACGAGGGCAAGGACGGCGAGGACGAACCCAAGAATTTGGCAGACGCACTCCAGATGGCCTATGAGGCCAAAAATGAATAAGAAATGAGGTATTAAGTTATGGCTATGACCCTTGCACAGATGAAGGAAGGAATGAGCGACAAGGTTTCCCAGAAGATCGTGGACATTTTCCTTCGGGAATCTGAAATTCTTCAGCTGCTTCCCTTTGATAATTGCGTTTCCCCTCAGGGCGGCTCTACCCTGACCTACGCATACATTCAGAAGAAGCTCCCCTCCGTGGCCGCTTTCCGTGCGCTGAATACGGAGTACACCCCCAACGAGGCAACCGTGGAAAAGAAGACCGCCGATTTGAAGATCTTCGGCGGCAAGTTCCAGATTGACCGGGTGCTGAACCAGGCCAACGGCAAGTATAACAACATGGCCTACCAGGTGGAGGAAAAGGTGCTGTCCGCTATCAGCCTGTTCCACTACACGCTGGTTAACGGCGACGCAACCACCCACGAAACCGAGTTTGACGGCCTGGACAAGATGCTTGCCGGTACCTCCACCGAGTACAACACCGGGGCCGTCATTGACGTGTCCGACATGACCAAGTTGAAAGCCAACGCCGACCAGTTCTATGAGCAGCTGACGCTCCTGGTTAAGAACACCCGGGCGGACGCACTGCTGATGAACAACGCAATGATTACCAAAATCCAGACCTTGGCCCGTATCCTGGGCTACAAGACCGAGACTGAGGAAGCTTTCGGGCGGAAGGTTACCAGCATGGACGGTGTGCGGTTCATGGATTTGGGCAAGAACTACACCGTTTCCGGTACCACCGTGACCGGCAACGACTGCGTTAAGTCCGGTATCAGCCGCACCATTGCGGGCGGTTCTTCCGCAACCACCGGCATTTCCGACATTTACGCCGTCAAGTTCGACATTAACGACGGCTTCCACGCCGCTTCCCTGACCGGTGACAGCGCTATTCACAAGTACCTGCCCGATTTCAACACCCCCGGCGCTGTCAAGAGCGGTGAGGTTGAAATGGTGGCCGCTACCGTGTTGAAGAACACCGCACACGCCGGTGTCCTGCGGAATATCAAGATCATCTAAGGGAGGAAAAGAACATGGCAGTGAAAAAGACTGGTGCCGTTTCCGGCTACAAAATCAAGGTCAAGGATAACCCCAAGTTCTGCGGCGTCGGCGCTGGCGGCGTACAGTTTGCCTACGGTGAAGCCCAGATTTCCGGGGGCCGTATGGCAGACTGGTTCCGGGAGCATGACGGCTACGAAGTCACCGAGATCATGGCGGAAGATGCCGCCCCGGCTGAATAAGGCGGTGCCGCTATGCTGATGACCGTTGCAGAGCTGCGGCAGATTGTGAAAACGGATGAAATGGATCAGGCGCTTGAAGCACGTCTCCAGGCGCTTGAATTGTTAATCCGGGCCTATACCAACAACAATTTCCAGAAGCGGGCGTTTCGGGCGGTTGCGGTGGCCGTAGCGGCTGGAAATCAGCTGATAGCCCCGGCTGCTATCCCGTTCAAGGCAGGGGACACCCTGGAAATCACGGAATCCGAGTATAACGCCGGACTGTTCACCATTGATAGCGTTGACGGCCAGACCATGACCGTCAATGAACCCCTTTGTGATGAATCCGGCGTTGTTATCACGAAAGTGGTATACCCGGCAGACGTGAAACTGGGTGCCGCTAGAATGCTCCAGTGGCAGCTTGAAAACGGTGATAAAGTCGGCGTACAGTCTGAGACCATTTCCCGGCATTCCGTGACCTATTTCAACATGGACGGGGATAATTCCACCATGGGTTTCCCCAAGTCCTTGTTGGGCTTCCTGCGGCCTTACAGAAAGGCCAGATTTGGGCAGGGGTTGCAGGTATGATCGGCGGAAATGTGTATGCGGTTATCCAGTGCAAGACCACGGAAACCGACGAAATCGGGGCCCAGGTGGAAGCCTGGGCAGACGCCCAGACGGTGCGGGGCTGGCTGGATTTGTCAGAAACGAATAACAGCACGGTCTACAGCAAGTACAGCGCCAAGATTCAGGAATCCACCCATGTTTTCACGTCTGATTATGTCAAGCTGAATGACGTTATCACCGCCGAAAATGCCCGTGCCGTCATTGACGGAAAGCGGTATGATATCACAATGATTGATGATCCCATGGGGATGCACAAGCAATTGGAAATCTACCTGAAATATACAGGGGGCCAATAATGAGCGTTGAATTTCGTGATTTTAGTTTGCAGGTCAAGGCCGCACTGGATGACAAAACGGAGCAGTTCTTGGAAGAGGCCGCTTCCGAAATCGAAAGCGCCGCCCGTAGGAATTCCCGTGTTTCCTCCGGCCAGCTGAAGGGCAGCTGGGCGCACGTTGTCGATAAGAAAACGGCAACCATCGGAAGCCCGCTGCAAAATGCGGTTTGGGAGGAATACGGCACCGGTGAATATGCAGTCGGTGGCGACGGCAGAAAGGGCGGTTGGGTCTACTATGATCCGCTGTATGGCAAGTTCCACTTTACCCGTGGCAAAACGCCAAACAGAACCCTTCAACGGGCGTTTGAGAGCTGTAAAAATGCTATCATCAACCGGGCGAGAGAAATTTTCGGGGAGCTGGGCAAATGACAAAGAACGTATTGAAAGTCGTGAAAGCGTCCATGCAGGAAATGGGGCTGGAATACAGCTTTAAGCGATTCCGCAAGCGACCGGAATACCCTTATTTCGTCGGGACATACCTAGAGACCGACCCGCTGAACGAAGACGGCTTGCAAGAGTGCACCTTTATTCTTGACGGGTTCGCCCGTGGCCCCGGGTCAGAAAGTGCGCTGGAAGAGGCAAGAGAGCAGATCAGAAACTATTTCACATATTTGGGAAGGGCGTTCACGTTCGATAACGGCGAAGTTGTTGTTATCGCATACGGGAACGCCCAACCCGTTCCCACCGATGATGCGGAGTTAGACCGCATGCAGATCAATCTTACAGCAATGGAATGGAGTGTGAGTTAATGGCTATTTGGGGAAAGTCCGGCGTCACTAGCAAGACGCCCAAAAACACGTTTTTCGGTGCCGGTACGATTCACAAGGGACTGAAATACACCAAAGGTGCAGACGGCCAGCCGGGTTCCTGGAACCTGAAGGAATCCCTTGTGGGCGCAACGAGCGGTGGTTCGAAGTTTTCCATTACGCCGGAGATTTTCAACATTGAAGTTGATGGCGTCGGCGTCAAGTCCAAGGGCATGGCCCAGAAAGTCGGCGAAACCGCAACCATGGAAATCAACCTGTCCGAGCTGACGGAAGATATTATTCTTGCGTCCACGTTCGGTGAAAAGGTGGAGTCCGATGTTTCCGACTATGATAAGATTCAGCCGAAACCCGAGATCGAAGAGGGCGACTATTGGGAAAATATCGCCTTTGTCGGTAAGACCGTGGGCGGTGAATATATCTATGCCATTTTGGAAAATGCCCTTTGCACCTCTGGTCTGGAGCATGAGGGCAAGAACAAGGATGGTTCCGTGGGCAAGTACACGTTCGAGTCTTACGCAGAGTTCGACGAAAATGTTGACAAGGATATTTTGCCTTGGACTATCTACTACCCCAACCGTGAAAAGGCGGTTGCAGGGAAGAAAGCAGCGGCCCAGGGGGCGGCAGTCCAGAAAGCGAACTGACATAAGGCCGGGGCAACCCGGCCTTAACCAATAAGAAAGGGTTTTTACAATGGAAGAAAAGAAGAACTATACTTTGCGGCCCCTGGTGGCCGACGATGTATTCCCGATGCTACGGATCATCTCCGGCATTGGCTTGAAAGAATTCGGGAAAGCCTTTTCGGCGGATGATGTAAAGGCCATTACCGCCGCCGAAAAGGGCGGCGAGGAAGACGGCAAAAAGCCGGATACTGCGGCGATTGGCATTGTCGTTGCGGCGAACATTGCCGACGTGATTTTTGCCAACCTTGGCAGCTGCAAGGGCGATATTTATAGGCTGCTGTCCAATCTGTCCGGTATGAAGGTAGAAGTAATTGCGGGCCTGCCCCTGCCTGTTTTCATGGATATGGTGGTGGAAACCGTCAAAAAGGACGAATTCAAGGATTTTTTCAAGGCTGCTGCAAGGCTGCTCAAATAGGGGACATTCGCTTCATCGACTTGCTTTTCCGGCGATATTCCGACCCCATAGCGCTGCTTAACATGATGATTCGTGCCGGGAGATTTTACGATTTTTTATGTGAAATTGTGGATATCCAGAACGAGGAAACAGGAGAACAAGTGCTATGGGATATATGGCTACATAAGGTTTTCGGACAATCCTATGCAGATTTCAGGGATTCGCTAGGGGACAATAGCAAGCCGGAAGACGGCGAAACGAATACCGAGAAAGTAGACCTTGCAACGCTTCTTAAACAGTCGGAAGAAATCCTTTCTTTTGTGCCGCCCGATGCGCTGTAATGCTGCGTCGAGCGGTTTTTCTATCTTCACAGGGAAGAAGGTGAAGACCATTGACCGTATTTGAACTCTTTGGAAAGCTGTCCCTGGATTCCAGCGATTACGACAACAAGATAAACAAGGCGAAAAATGAAACGTCAACTTTTGCGGAAGTTTTGAAAGCAAATCTTACCAGCGAAGCAATTATTGCGGGCGTGAAGAAGGTTGCTAGTGTTGTCGCAGAGATCGGCAAGGCGTCCTATGACGGCTATACAGAGTTTGAACAGTTAGCGGGCGGCGCTGAACTGATGTTTGGTGATGCCTACGAATATGTATCGCAGAAAGCAAAAAACGCCTACAAAACCGTGCAGCGGTCGCAGAACGACTATTTGCAACAGGTAAACGGACTTGCAACCGGCTTAAAAACGGCCATGGGCGGCAACGCACAGGCCGCCGCTGAACTTGCCGATAAAGTTGTAACCGCTGAGGCGGACGTGGTGGCAGCAACGGGCAATTCCCAAGAAGCCGTGCAGAATGCCTTTAACGGCATTATGAAATCCAACTACACAATGTTGGATAACCTCCAGCTGGGCATTAAGCCCACGAAAGAAGGTATGCAGGAAGTCATTGACACGGTAAACCAGTGGAAACAGGCGAACGGGGAAGCGGCTGAGTATACCATTGACAACCTGGCGGATTGCCAAGCGGCCCTTGTCGATTATATCGAGATGCAAGGCATGTCCGGCTATGCGGCGAGAGAGGCACTGACTACCATTGAGGGCTCCACAGCGTCCATGAAAGCCGCATGGGAGAACCTAGCAACCGGAATGGCCGACAAAAACGCCGACATGGAAGAGCTAGTGCATAATTTCGTGGACAGCGTATTTGTAGCAGGGAAGAACATTGTCCCTAGGGTAAAGCAAATTGTTTCCGGTGTTGGAACTGCAACAACAGAAGCTATTGCGTATCTGCGGGAAACAAATAGCACCATCGACCTGGTTGTTACTGCCATGGAAGATGTGACGGTAGCTGCTGCCACGGCGGGTGCGGTGCTTGTTGCCAATATGGCCGGTAATGCGGTGCGCAATATTGCTACCATATTCATGGCAAACGCAACGGCCCTAGAATATTTTACCGCAGAAAGCGGAAAAGCTGCTGTCCAAGAAGCAACACTGAACGGCGTTTTTTCTGTCAGTGAAATAGTCGTTGGTGTTCTGACTGGAAAGATTTCCCTCGCTACCGCTGCGCAATACGCATGGAACACGGCAATAGCCGCCAACCCGTTGGGCGTTCTGGCCGTTGGCCTGGGTGCGGTGACCGCTGCAACCGTAAGGGCGGTAAAATCGCAAAAGGAACATATTGCCGCAATGGCAGGAGAACCGCAAACCGTTGAGGAAGCCCGAGCGGCGCTTGACGAACTGCGGGCGGGCTATGATGCGGCAGTAGAAGCCCGAGATGCTATGTTTGAGTCCACGGGCAGCTATGACGATACCAAAGAAATGATGGATTACGCCGACGCTATCAAGGTAGCGGAAGAAAACCTAAAATCTTTGGAAGAGCAGGAGAAACAGGCGGCAGAAGCACAGGCGGAAGCGGTGGCGAAAGCTGCGGCGGAAGCGGAAGAACCCGCCAACCGGTTAAAAGCCGCAACCGAGGACTATTACACGACCGTCAACGACATTATTACCAAAACGGCGGAAACATACGACCAGATTTCACAGAAAGCGGCTAGCTGGTATGAACCTTTCGAGAAAGTTACCAGCGATGTCAAAGTGAAAATTGAGGATATGACAGCCGGTTTGCAGTCGCAGATTGAGTATTTCCAGAACTACAGCGAAAACGTCAAGACTTTGACCGAGGCCGGAATGGGCGGCTTTGTGACCCAGCTGTCAAGCATGGGCACGGAAGGGGCCGCATGGGCACAGGCCATGGTTGACAAGCTGAATGAAGCCGGTGGCGCAACCTCCGAGAAGACCCAGGAGATGGTCAAGGACTTTGAGACCTTGATATCTACTAGGGATCAGGCTATGGACGAATTTAGTTCTTCCATGGCCCTGGGCGTTAACGACACGGTTAACCAGATCGGCCAAGTGACGGAAGACTACATTGCCCAGATCAAGGAATGGGATCAGACCGGCGAGGCTACACAATCGGCCCTGAACACCATGGATGGCCTTAAGAGCGGACTTGCGTCCGGGGCTAGTGCCGTGTATTCGCAGTTAACAACCATCGGTAAGAAGATGACCAACGCCCTGCAACAGGGTATTGGAACAGTCTACATTGACGTCAAAGTCAGAGGCGACGGGGCGCAATACCTTAGTGACAATGGCGTTAGGATCAACGCTTCCGCTAGAAGTGGCCTGGACTATGTGCCTTTCGACGGCTTTATAGCCGAACTGCATAAGGGCGAAAGGGTGCTGACAGCGGCGGAAGCCCGACGTTATAAGGCGGAAGCGGCGTCCTTGAAATCGTCCGGTAACGGTGCGGCGGATGACGGCACCGGCAACATGGCAAGCCGTGGTATTACCATCATCCAGAATATCACCGCTGCGGTGCAGTCCGATGTGGAGCTAGCGGCGGCGACCGAGACTTATTTCACACAAGCGAGGTGGGCAATGTGAGAAATTTTAATAATTTGTCGAAGCTATTTCGCTATGTGAACGACAATGGCGACAGCATTACCTTTGACTTTGCGGGCGGGTACCTTATCAACAAGCCAACCGGCATTGATACGGTATCCGTCTCACTGTCTCAGGCGAAAGGTATCAACCAGACCGGTGCAACAATCCAGAGTCGGAACGTCCAGCCCCGGCCCGTGAATATCACCGGCTATTTGGTAGGTGACGCACAGACCGTGGGCAAAGAAAAGCTTCTGTCCGTTGTCCGGCCTGACATTGGCGGCAAGCTGTACGCCGATGATTACTATCTGACCGTATACCCAACGGCAACGCCGAACATCGAGCCCAAACGATGGGGCGCACAGTTCCAGTTTTCGCTTTTGGCGGCTTACCCGTATTGGTGCAAGGATGATTCCGCCTCTGTTGCGCTGGCCGGTATCGAACCGCTATTCCGTTTCCCGTGGAATATATCAAGAGCATACCAATTCGGACGGCTGAAAAGGGAACTGTTTATGAATGTTCTGAACCGGGGGCAAGTGCCGGTTCCGTTCACGGCGGTTTTTTCGGCAAGCGGCGACGTGGAAAAACCCAAGATCACCCACGTTGCAACCGGTAAATTTCTGGTGGTTAACAAGGGACTTGTTAACGGGGAACGGTTAACGGTGCAGATCACCCACGACCGAACCTATGTAACATCTTCCGTTGACGGGGACTGTCGGGGTGCTTTGAGCTTGAAAAGCAACCTGTTCCAGCTGGAAGTGGGCGACAACGTGCTAAAGCCGGAGGCGGAAAGCGGGTTGGATAATCTGCAAGTCAGTGTTGATTTCGCTACCGAGATTGTGGGGATTGCGCTATGAGCTTTGAAATTTATCCGGAAGATTTCCACACCCGGTATGAAATTAAACACGCTATCAGCGTTATCATGACCATCTACTACAACGATATCGGCAAGCTGACACTGGTAACGGCAGTTAATGACTACAACATTAACGCCCTGAAAGTCGGGAATTTGTTGTATGACACTGACCGGAATGTAACTTTTGTGATGGAAAACACAAAGATTGACACGACCACAAACCGGATAACGGTAAATGGATATACCGCCAATTGGTACTTAAACAAGCGCATTATTGCAGAAGCGTACCACATGACGAACATTGAAGCCGGTGTCTATGAAATGGTCAGTGACAACCTCCGGGGATTGACAAGAATCCAGATTGCCGAACCTATCGGAATGGGAGACGAAACGGACAACATTTTCGAAGGTGGCTATTTGTTGGACGAAATCATTCCATTTCTAGAAGAAAAGGAAATCGGCCACAAGATGGAATGGGACGCCGACAACAATACCCATATATTCCGGCTATACAAGGGGCAAGACCGGACAGAAGGAATACACGCCGTTGTGTTCTCCGAGGAACAGGGATCGGCCAAAGACCTGGTTATTAACGATGATGATTCCACCCTTTGCAATGTGGCCTATGTGCAGGGCACGTTAAAAGGGGATGATAAATTTATCGAAATCGTTGGTGACACGGAAGGAGACGCCCGCCGTGAAGTCTGGTTTGAAACCGCCGTCTACCAGGAAAGCGGGGAATCCGAGAAAAAGTGTAAGGAACGGGCCCGGGCTTATGGACAAATGGAGCTAGGGAAGCGTATCCGGCGCAAGTCCTTTTCCGTCACAATCGACCCGGAGGATTTGGGCAGCCGTTACGACCTTGGAGATATTGTGTCTTGCGTTTCTGCCCGGTTTGGCGTGTCTTTTAATGCCCGGATTACCGGGATCAAGTACACTCTGGATAACAACAAGACCCGGACGGAAATTATCCTGGGTGACCCTATTCTAACAGCATTGGGGGCGCTGAAATTAAATGGCTAATATCAAGAGTTTTCCGAATAATCAGGACGTCTATATAGGCGCTGCGGATGTTATGCGCTGGCACCATGGCCGGACGTCCGGCGTGTTTGCCGCTGGCGGGAACGCCGCCGTCCAGGCGCTAGCAAGCCCGGGGATGGCGGTTAAGGTCACAAACGGCACCGGCTGGCTATCGAATGCCAACGGGGACGGAATCGTGTGGTGGATTGACACCGAACAGAACGAAGGGGTGCAATTGGCTATTGACCAGGCCGATAGCGTACTACACCGGATTGATCGGGTAATTATCGAGTGGAAGACAACCACATATGTGGATTATCCGGAAGTCAAGATTCTGAAAGGCACCCCGGCCAGCACTCCGGAAGCCCCGGCGTTGACAAATGACGGTAACGTCAGGCAGATCAGCCTTGCACAGATTTACGTTAAGGCCGGTTCTACCAGCGTTACAAGTTCGGCGATTACCGACGAACGCTTGAACACTTCTGTTTGCGGCAAAGTAACCGAAAGTGTCAGTGCCGACACCAGCGTTGTTGAAGCACAGTTTATGACAATGCTGGGGGAAACGCAAACCCGGATTAACAATTTCCTAGAAACCACCAATCGAGACGCCAATAATACGCTTGATGCAATTGCCAATCGGCTGGCCGAGATAGAATCCAACCAGGCAATGGAATCGAAAAAGCTGCTATTTTCTGGTGTTACTGTGTCGGTTGATAGCTTTGCGGTGGATGATACCTATCAGGATTACCCTTTCCGGGCGGCGGTAGAGCTGAAAAACAAGGATGGCGAAAATGTCGTGTTATCATCCATGATCCCAAACGTGGTGTACAGCGTTGCCGCCTTGACTGACAATAATTTTGCACCGGTTGCGGAGTGCTATAACGGCGGCGTGTACATCTATGCTGACAGTAAGCCGTCCGCACCTGTTAACATCGACACAATTATCTGTTGGAAGGGATGATGATATGTACAGAGGGACAACCCCAACTTTGACGTTCACGCTTCCATTTTCAACGGAAAACATTGACAACGCATATATTACATTTGCCCAGTACGGAACTGTAAAAATCTACAAGCCGTTGCAGGACTGCAAATGTGATGACAACAAGCTTGTTGTCCGCCTGACCCAGGAAGAAACGCTGTCTTTGCGGTGTGATTGCGCTGTTGAAATGCAAATCAGTATCCGGGTGGGTGAAAATGTCATGCGGTCACAGATCATTTCCACGACCGTGGAGCGTATCTTGAAGGACGGTGAAATTCCGTGAGTTTCGCCGTTACATTCAGCCAGACACCGGAATTTTCCGTGCAGCTAGCCGGTGACAACACTTTCGGGGCGGAATACAACGAAAGTATCACAATGTCATCCAGCTATAACGACCTGAAGGACAAACCCACGTTGAACGGAAAAACGATTCGAGGGGACATGGACGAAGAAGACCCAACCGTTCCGGATTGGGCAAAGCAGCCAACGAAACCCGGATACAGTGCGGAAGACGTGGGAGCAATCCCGGCAGATTCCGCACTTGACGAGGCGGATTTGGAATATATGTGGGATACCACAGAAATCTAATTTTTACGGAGGAAAAAAGCATGAGTGAAGTATCGGGTAAATCTTGGGGCACCGCACTGATTACGAAGGTCAAAGCGGCACTGAACAACAAGGTAGACAAGGTATCTGGTAAGGGCCTGTCTACCAACGACCTGACCGCCGCTCTGAAAACCAGCTATGACGGGGCCGTTACCGGTGTAGCCGACCTGAAAAAGGTAGGGACAGAGAAAAACAAGATTGTCGGCGTAAAGGTCAACGGCACTGCCCTGACCATTGATTCCACCCGTAATGTGGACGTGACCGTTCCCACCGATGCCCAGATCGGCGAGAAAATCGAGGGCTACGGATACCAGACGGCAGACCAGGTGAATACCGCTATTGGCAACAAGGGCTATCAGACCGCTGCAAACGTCAAAAGCACGGTTGAGGGCTACGGCTATCAGACGGCGGCGCAGGTGGAAACCAAAATCACCGGCAAGGGGTATCAGACTTCCGCCCAGGTGCAGAGTGCTATCAATAGCGCCCTGTCCGGCGTGACCGGCATTGACATCAAGGTTGTGGAATCCCTGCCTACCACCGGCGCAAAGGGCATTATCTACCTGGTTGCCCACACTCACGGAACCGGTGACAGCTATGATGAATACATCTGGCTTGCCGACAAAAAGACCTTTGAGAAGATCGGCAACACGGATGTTGACTTGTCCGACTACCTCAAGGCCGCCGATATCACGGAGCTGACGGAAACCGACCTGAATACCATGTGGGGCGCATAAAGGGGGGGGAGTGAGCCATGGTAACGCTGACCGAAGGGGCCGTTAAATGGCTCATTGCGAAAGTCAAGGCGACGGCAACAGCAGCGGGGAAGAAATACAAGAATATTCAAATCCCGGTATCCGCATGGCGGGAAGAAGAAACCGAAAACGGTTATCACTATGCGGCAGATATCCAGGCCCAGGGCGTGACGGCGGACGAAGTTCCGCTTGTCATGTTCTCCGGGGATACTGGCGGACTGGAGACTATGTGTGTTTCGGGCGCTGACAAGGTGACCGTGTACGCCGACGCTATCCCGAACTACATTGTTACCGTGCAAAGCATAACCACATTATAGGATGGTGAAAATATGATTGGAATTACGAATGCAGGCGGCAGCGGTGCCGGGTGCAAGCTGACCGTTACGGCCCCCGTTGGTGCCGCTATCACCGTGACGAACACGGCGGGAAAGGTCAAAAGTAAGACTGTCGGGGCCAACGGCTTGGCGGTATTCCGGGGCCTGACAGAAGGGAAATGGACGATTACCATTTCCAACAGCACGGAAACGGCTAGCAAGACGGTGGAAATCAAAGAGAATTACAGCGCCGAAATCACGTTCTTCAGCGCAACCATCAACATTGCCTATCCGGCTGGCCTGGCCTGTACGGTCACGGACGGCGTGACAACCCTGAATGCCCCGGACACCAGCGGCACATGGGACTGCGTTGTGACGGAGGCGGGGCAGTGGACGGTGAAGCTGAGCACCGGCTTTGCGGAGAAGGTGACGGTTGGAGCCAGCGGCGAGAGCCATACGGTGAACAAGTGGTATGTGTACAAGGATGGAGATCAGTATACAGACCTAACCGGGGGATGGGTTAAACAATCAGGAACCGCAAGTATCACCTTTGGAGATAATATGATAACGATTGACTCCAAAACCTCTACAAATCAGCCTAAAGGAAAGGTTCATACCACCAATTCCATTAACCTTTCTGGGTTTACCAGTCTAAAGGCCAATATAACCATCAAACAGTATAATGCTACGGTTAGTTCCGCTAGTGCTGGAGTACATAACTCCAGTGGAAAGGATTTGGCCAGTACATCCACAAAAAGTAATGCAATTGTATCAGTTGATATCAGTAGCGTAGAGTCGTTATCTGAGATTCATCCGTTCTTCTACGAAAATGCGGCTAAGGCTAGTTTGCTACAAATGTGGCTGGAGGTGTGACCATGACAATCTACATTGACAGTGATTTTCGGTGCCACACCGCAACCGCTGACGGGTTGACAGCAGTTGAGACGGATGTTTTTGACGGGATGTGTGCCGCCTACATCGAGGGATACCGCCTTGTACCCGCTGGGCAGACCTGGACACGCCCGGACGGCGTAGTTTTCCGGGGCGAGATGGTATCACCCTGGAAGCCCTGGCGGGAGCTGGACGCCGCCCAGAGGGCCTATGAGCAGGAGCAGCTGGAAGCACTGGCCGCCCAGAATGCAGAGTATGAGGCGGCGCTGTCTGAAATCGAGGAGGCATTGAGTCTATGACGATTGAAGAAAGGAAAAACGCTATTTTAGCCAAGATTGCGGAAATCAAGGCCAGCGGCGACGAGGAACAGCTAAAAGAGCTAGACGAGGCCTACCAGAAAGGGGTGAATAGTCTGTGACCCAGGACGAACGGAAAGAAATTATGTACGCCCAGGGGCGGGCTAACGCCCTGAAACTCCAGGCGTCGGCCCCTACGATGACCGGCACAGAGCTTTACGCCGCTGACGGGGATATTCCCACCTTTGCGACGGCCAAGGCCAACAAGAACATGCTGGAGCGTTCGGCGGGCTTTGTGTGCCTGTCCCCGGCTGGCCGTGTGGTGCGGCTGCTACAGCCCTATGACAGCACCATCTACACCGCCGACCCGGAAGACCTGCCCGCCCAATGGGGCTTTGTGTGGTCTACTGACCCGGCTAAGGCCCTTCCATTCGTGGCTATTTCCACGTCACCCTACAATAAGGGCGACTGTTGCACAGACGGCGGCAAGACGTGGCGAAGCACCCAGAACGGCAACGTCTGGGCCCCTACGGCGTACCCCGCCGCATGGGAAGAGGTGGAAGCGTGAAACGTGCGGGGGAAGTAGCCCTTCTGTTTCTGCTTTCGCCGTTCCTGTTGATCCTGTTGTCTATTGGCTTTATCGACCTAGCGCTACAGGGACGCAGAAAATAACGCAAAAGGGGGCCGGGAAACCGGCTCCCTTTATTTTTTAAGGAGAATTACTATGACTATCAAGCAAAAGCAAGCACTGCTTTGTTATCTTGGATACTACACCGGTGGGATCGATGGCAGCTGGGGGGCCGGGTCTATTGCGGCCACTAAGGCATTCCAGACAGACGCCGGTCTGACCGTGGACGGTGTGGCCGGGTCTGACACCGAAAAGGCCCTGAAAAATGCCGTCGCTAATGGGATGCCAGAGAAGAAGCAAGAGGCCGTTTCTGACGGCTCCACGGCGGCCACAACCGGCACTTTTTGGGATGACGTCAAATATTTCAAGCGGGACGAATTCCGCTGTCCATGCGGCAAGTGCGACGGCTTCCCGGTAGAGCCGCAAGAAGCCCTTGTCCGGCAGCTGGTAAAGATTCGGGAGCATTTCGGGGCACCTATTACCATTGTACCCCTACCGCCCGCAAACGCCCACGCCGGGGGCTCTGGCGTCCGCTGTCAGGCCTATAATGACTCGCTGCGGGGCAGCGTGAAAAACTCCCGGCACGTCCAGGGTAAGGCGGCTGATATCATCGTTTCCGGCTTCTCCGGCAGCGCCGTGAAAGCCTACTGTGATAGTCTGGTGAAATCCGGGAATCTGCGCTACTGCTACATCATTGGCGGCGGGAATTCCGTCCATGTAGATATTCTGTAACTTAAAGGGGGGAGGTCTAACGGCCTCCCCCTTTTTTGTTTAATCTTGTGTAATTGTATAAGTACATATTGCACTAGATAAATTGATAAAATTTGTCTATTCCGCCTATTGAATGTACTTGTACAATGGTATATAATAATACCAGTAAGGCAGAGGAAAACAACCTCTTATGAAAGGAAGTGAGGAATTGGACAGTATGACAACAGCAGAACTCAATCAGTATCTTGAAACCATTGCAAAGCTGATTGAAGCCACGGCCAAGAGCCCGGATGAAGCCGCCGAAATCGTCCGAGACAGTAAGGTCAAGGCATAAAAAGTAGCGGCCGCCCCGACAAGAACGCCGCTACTCCACCACAGAAGGTGCGCCGGGAGCCTTACCCCAGCCACCTTCATTTTATATCCAAAAGAAGAAAAAATCAAGGGGGAAAAACCAATGGGAACCGCTAGAACCAGGGCAAACAATAAATGGAATGCAAAGGCCTATGATAGGATCAATTTAACCGTGCCAAAGGGGCAGAAGGAAACCATTAAGGCCTACGCTGAAAGTCGGGGGGAATCCATGAACGGTTTTATTTGTAAGGCCATAGAACAGGCCATGGAAAAGGAAAAAGAAAGCCCCTAAAGGGGCAGCCCGAAAAGAAGTGCGGTTGGCAAGTTTTCGGGGCTCCTTTAGGGGGAAGGCCGGCATAAAATCCCTCTATGGTTTAGCCGAAGGTTTAGAGTTATTCTGCTACTAATCGTATAACGTATAATTTGACTATAATTTATCCTCCTTTACTTTTTTTGCCGCAACATAGATTAGCTTTGCAACGGAAATTGCGATAAAAAAGACAGCTAGTTTATAAATCATGCTTGACGCTGAAGCAGAAAAGGAGTATAATCCGGGGTGGATGGGTTTCCACCCACCCCAGATATTTCGCTATAGCTTGCTTACGAACAGTAAAACAATGCCAACAAGCAGGTCCATTAGGGCGCTCAAGAGGATGGTTGCGACATCCGGCGCTTTTTTGGGCCTGTCCTTTTTCTGCCCCATAGCTTTCTGCCCCCTTTCACCAGATTCTGACGTCATTATAGTATATGGTTAAGCATATGTCAAATGCGAATATTATACAAAAGTTAACCATATATTTTATCTATTTTATATCTGGTCAATCCTATATATCTGTGTTAAAATGTATACAATAAAAATTGGGGGTGAGATAATGCCAACAGACGCACAAAAACGGGCGTCGGCCAAGTACCAAAGAACAAGGATTTCAAGCCTGGCTTGTAGAGTGAAAAAGGATCAAGCCGAAAAATTCAAGGCATATTGTGTTAGCATTGGCAAAACGTCAAATGCCGTTATCCGTGATTATGTTTTTGAGTGTATCAAGGAAAAAGAAAACGGGCAATAAGGCAACAAACAAAAATGGAGGGGTGTTTCCCCTCCATTTTTTACTTTTTATAGATTTTATATGTTCGACCTGATTTTTCACGAGTTATCACGTTTCCTTGTTCAAGGTTCCGTAATAGCTTTGATATGTCATCCTTTATAATAGGATCGAACATTTTTATTAAGTCCGTCTGAAGTATTCCGTCATTTTCTACTATCTTTCTCATTACTTCAGGCCCGATATTTTTCAGTAGTTCTTCACGCTTAATAAGTTCTGGCGCTTGTTGCTTCAATTCCTGGTATTCTGCAAACTGTTTGTTGTACCACTGCGTTTCAATGATATTTTCGCAGAACCACTTAAAGTGGCATTCCCCTGATTCCTTGCATAAAACAGCAATATGGCTTATTTCATCAAAATATTTCCGGTACGCTTCTATTTTTTTAGTAGTTGTTGTAGCGGTGTAAACATCTCTCCATAGTGCATCAATTTTTTGATTCTGTTCGTCAACAAAATCCTTGTAATACGCAACCCAACCAAACGGCAATTCCCCGTTTGGTGTCAGCCTTTGCAAATCTTCACCGAAAGAGTTTTTTCCTTTTTCAACCTTTTCGCTGATAACCTCTGAAGAAACGAGAATATTTGCAATTTCGCCTAAATCGTCCGCCTTTTCCGAGCTGGAAACTACTCGCTCTGCATCGTTCTTGTTTGTAACATGCCTGGTTGTATGCTTTTTCTTAAAAATGTCAAATAGCCCCATGAAATCCCCCCTATGACAAGTTAATATGTTCATAGTAACTTTACAATTCAGAAAAGCAACAACAAATAGGGAACAATGTGATTACAAAAAGACACGCCCTGCCAATTAAGGCAAGGCGTGTTTTCTGGTTTGGACGAAAACCATTCCTATGACGGTAATCATGTTCGGATTTGCGTCCAATGGTGACCCGTACGGGAATCGAACCCATGTTACCGCCGTGAAAGGGCG